CTTGCCCCAGAGTTAAGCTCTATTGGCTCACCAATGCTTGGATTGATTACAGCCTCTGCGCCCTCTCTCGTTAATCGAGTGGGATCGTATGCGGCCTGCGGGTTGTTTGTGGCGTAAAGGTTATTAAGCGTCTCTCTCAGCAGAGTTGTATTAACTCGCTGATAAGGCACAACGTCCTCAGCAAGAGACCTACCTTCGAAGTTATGCGCTGTGCGTTCGATCACAACAGCGGAATAAGGAGCCTCTTCGACCTCCTCTTGCTCAAGGATTAAATGTGCGTCTTTGGTCTCTTCGCTGCTATTCTCAGCAATAACGATCTTGTGCGTTTCTGATATGCCATCATCATCAAGATCAAGTTTGACATAGACCTCATAGACAGCAACGACTTCTTCAGACTTCCCGCCTTCGTGGTTATAGTCTCCGGTGTGATCGTCGCCTTTTCGTTCTTCGTCGTCTCCTGTCTCATTTGTTTTAGAAAAGACGGGAATCGATTTGACGATCTCTTTGTCGTAGCCGCGATTAACAAGCTCTGAGCGAGTGATATTAAGGCACTCACCGACCAAGGCTGACTCCTCAATCGATTTAGCTTCTGGCATGATAAGGAAGTTACCACGCTCAACAGCCTCAAGCTTAATGTCGGTCTTTGCGACTGATTGTGTCCACTGAGCACTATAAACATCTGGAACGCCTTCAACTGGCTCAACCTCTGTTATATCTGCGCCGTCTGCTTCAATGTCCGCCAGCATGTCAGCGGTGACTTCTTGGGAGAAGTGCTTTTGCTCTTTACTCTGATAGGCGGACCATTTGAGAATGCCAGTCTTAACTACAGCGGCATCAAAGCAAGCGTCATAGATAGCCTGCTTGACGTTAGACTCTTTGACAACGACGTTGTTAACGTATTCCGTGGCGTCTTTCGCCATCTGCTCAGTCTCAGGCCCAAGCGGCGCATAATCCACAATCTTCTGACCACGGATAAGGTTGCGCTGTATGGACGGCATTATGTCTTTAATGACCGACCGCACTTCATTAGTAACTGCCGCTGACTCTCCCTCATCTGTGGGCATGTCGCCAAGGTCGCAATCGTAATACTTTAGCGCAGTCTCTCGCTCTGCTTTCTGCTCTTCGCTGTGAGATTCCGCCTGTTTAATCAGATGGAATACGAGCCGACCAAGCTGGTCTTCATTTTCTATCTCGTTTTCCATTAAACTCTCTTTTTCGGCTTCCAAGCAGCCCGTGGCCGGTTAGTCGGCGCGATCTTGCTATCGACAAATGTCATAAATGCGTCTGCTGCGTGTGAGTGGTCGTCGTGTCGTGGGTGTGAGCGCCAAACACCAAGTTTTTCGTCCCAGTCTTTAGAATAGCTCTCCAAGTGCGCCAGACCTTCCGCCGTCGCTGCCTCGTCAAACTCACATTGTGGTAGTATCGTTCTCGCCGCCTCAATGGTGTTAACCTTATCAAGCGTTCTAGGGACCACTTCGAAGTTAAAACCCAGATCAAGAGCTATCTGGCGAATTGAATCAGCCATGACGCCCATTTGCCTGTGCTCTATGTCGTGGGGGCCAAAGTGACGGCCAAACACTGCACCGTGAGTAACAGACCAAGCATTGAGCCACTTGATGTAGTGAGCGATCCCTTCGCCTGAGCTTTCGTAGTACCCAATAAATCTGTGATTTCCGGCTATTAGCTGATGAAGCCAAATCACCGTCATGTCATTCATGCCTAGATCCCAGAACGTATTAACCGGCGTCCTCGGGTCTATTGGGGCCTCTCCTATTCGGCCTCTTTCTCTCAGGCCGTGGATCTGCTTAGCGAAGTAAGCGCCGTCCCTAACCGCCTGGAATGCCTCTTCAGGGTCAGAAGGGTATTCCTTAAGCATGTCCTCGCCCTGCTCTAGCTTCTTTAGAGCGTACCAACGTTTCTGGCCTTCTGTCAGTTTAACGCCCCTTGTCGCCAGCTTCTCGAAGTATTCCTCATCCTTTGCAGTCAATGTAACAGGGCTATCTGTTGTGTATTCTGGAGCGTCAAACCAAGCGTAGAAATGAAGCTTCCATTCCATGTCGTGCGGCTCGCGATCAATGACCTTTTGAGCGCCCAACACTTTATCGTGAAAGTCGCCGCCTCTACCCTCAGCTGTGCTTTCAATGAAACCTAACTGCTTTTGAGCTAGGGTATTCAAAGCACCGGACTTAACCTCTTTGGCTTTGTCTGGCCTTTGTGCGCAGATCCTTCCGTATTCCGATATATGCAGAAAGTTCTTCGTTCCTGATCGAAGCGACACACCAACTTCAACCCAGCTACCATTATTGAAATGGATCTCTGAGGCGTTCTTTTTCTCAACGGGGCGGACACTCTTAAGCTCTTCAGGCAATTTCTTGTAAGCAAACTTAATGCGGTCCAAGAGGTTCGAGGAATTGTCTAAGCTATCAGCGATCAGGCCAGCTGCGAAGTTACTGTTGAACAAGCAGCAATCTAGAGCCAGCAACAGGATTAAGGTGCTAAACCCTAACTGTCTGGCCTTAAGCACAATGTTTAGATAGTGCAGATCGTCTAGAAGCTTCTCTTGAGCCTCGTTCATCTTGAACTTTACGACAGCGCCGTATTTGTCCTCAATGTAGTAAAGATTGTTAAGCCGCCACTTCCTGTTACTCCATAAAGCAACAAGCTCAGGCGTTACTTCACTTTGATCTAGTGGCACCGTCTACCTGGCCCATTAGGCTTAAAAGGCTATCTCCTGCCTCGTGGGTAACGTCAGCTTCAAGCTGTACCGCTTGCAGATCTGGTAAAACCTTGTTTAACAAAGCCTTAGCGCAACTAACTTGAGTGTTCGTCATCTCCACTTCACCATTAACGCACTTAACCATCCTATTGATAAGCTGAGCCGCTTGAATTTTGTTCCTTGTGTCCTGGTCGTGGAAAATAGCTTTCTTACGAGCCGCCATGTTTTATTCAGGCCTTAGCCTGCTCCTATTGAAAGGGTGGGTAAACACAAAAGCCCCCGCTCAATTAAGAACGAGGGCAGTAATAAGGCCCAGGTAGAGGCGCTTCAATGAGAGGCGACCCGGGCAACGATTTTTTGGAGTTGGCTGCCCATGCTTGACGCAGAGGGGACAGCCGTATTAATTGCTGATCTTTCGGCTACCCGCATCAGTTACGAGTTAACAACATCAATTACGATGGAAGCCACTTAAGGACACCTTTGGTGAACATAGCAACTTAACTACTCCTTTTTGTAAACAATGTAAAGCGCGAATCTACCATTGTTCGCTTTAACGAAACAATCAAAGCCTACCGTGATACTTTTCATAGGCCGCTGTGCTCTCTAGGAACTTATTATAGTCCGATATGCACTTAGTGTGACTGCATCCCATTTTCTCGCCGATCTTATGCCAGCTGAGGCTTGGGCGGTCACGCATAGGGTTCTTTATCATCCGCAACTGAACAACCGTTCTTGCTTGCACGGATGGCTGGGCCCTCACCCTATCAAGCCAGTGATCCATTTCCGTTATCTCTTTGGGGGTAGGTTGTGGGTATCTCATTTCCGGCTCTTGGGCTGCGTAATCTTCCCATGAATGTTTGATGGCTGGCCAATAGTTTCTATACCCTGCTGGCTTTGTCCCGTGAACGGTAAGGCAGTAGAGTGTTTCACCTGCCTTCTCAATCACAGATTCTATCTTTTTAGCGTCGTCTGAAAGCATAGCTTATTCTACCATAACAATTGATTTGAGACATTATCAATCTTTGCCCTTGATACCCTTAACGATTCGAGCAAAGCCCTCACGCTCTAGCTCCTTCTCTCTCACATAACGGCGGACCACCAAACGCTCTCATTTCAGCCAAGGAGGGAGGATTTAAGTGCTGATAGGTTTGTTGCTTTTTCTCTATAGAAAATAGCCAATTCGTCACAGCGCACCTTATCGCCGTCTAGCTTTTCTGTGATTGTGATTTGTGTCGTAGTGTTGATAGGGAAACAAATTCTGAAGTTCTCAATTTGAGCCTTTGTTATTGCTTGTCGTGTAGCTCCTCCGTCACCACCAGTTATCCAACCAGCAGCTTCTAACTGCTTGTCTATATATTCTGCACGTGTGTCAGCTTCGTTCATGCAGCCTCGCTTTGCAGTTCTTGTGCGAGAATTGCTGATTTCATTACCTGATAGTTTAATTTAGATTGTTTTATCGCTTCGTTCGCAACTGCTAGCTCACTAAAAATGGCATCCAGTTTGGCTACGATGCGTTTTTGTTCTGCAAGCGGGGGGACTGAAATCGGGAAATTTCTTAAATAACCCAATCCTACAAATTTCTGTGTTGTGCCTTTAGCATCCGACATCATTCTTGAAACCGTACGAGGGTGACTCAAGAAATAACGAAGATACGCCGGACTTTGTTCAGCATTAGTCTTAAATAAAGCAACATTTTTTA